TTACTTGTTTATTAAATCATTAATATCCATATTGTCTTCAGCAAACCGTTCGAGATATTCCTCGTAGGTTTCGCCGTTATAATATTCAAGGACTTCATTGATGTTGTCCAGCGTTACGTTATCGTAGTACGGTTCCCCGCCATAAGACTCATTATTGAACCAGTTGATAAGGTCGATGTAGGCATCGATGACGGTAAGGATGACAAGGCCGTCAATACCGGATTCAAGAGATTCGATTTCATCCGTTTCACGGATAACTGTCAGTTCATACGTGCCGTTGACTACCGGTTTATCCTGTCTGTTACCGTCCTCATCCATACCGGCGACTCCATATTTGAGAATGGCAAGAAGCTCGGAGCCGTCAGCCTTCAGGGTCATGTTCGAGATACGGAGCATGGAAAGTTTACGGGATGCCGCTTGTGAAGCGAGCACGTCACGGAGCATCTGAATGGCGTCAAGTTGAGGCGACGTTTCAAGACGCAGGCGTTGGACGTTCGGCGTGGATTCTATTTGCAGGCCGGACGGGGCGGAAAGACCGGTATAGGTCAGTTCAGGAAGACCGACAAAACGGAGGCTTGTCATTGTTGGTGGAAGAGAGATGTCATTAATCGGAGAAGTCTCTGCAAGAGTGATGTTCTCCAGTTTGCTACCGGACGCATTGATATGGGCGATACGTGGGCATTTGTCGGTAACGAGCGTAGCGATTTGTGTGTTCCGGATATCGAGTGATACGAGGAAGGGCATTTCGCCGCAGTTCAGCGAGGTAAGCGGTGCGTAAGAACCGATGGATTGTTCTGTATGGGTGTCAGAGCCCAAGATAAGGGTTTCCACAAGTTGCATGGCGGAGAAGCTCACCGTACTTGACAGGGAGATTTCAGACAGGTCGAGCAGCTTCATGCGGTCAGCCTGATAGATATACAGCAAGGCGCCTTCCTCATGTGAGAAGTTGGTGAATACATATTCTTCGCCCGCTTCAAGGAAGCAGCTTTCGGAAAGGTTGCCGCTAGCGTCATTGCCGACACCGAAGTAACCGTTTTTAGCAGCGACAATCCGGATGGTGGCGTTTGATTTGGAAGATACGCGCCCGGAAATTACACCGCTGAAGAAATCACCGGTTTGGAAATAGCCGTCACGAATACGCCAACGTCTTTCGATGAAAGACGGAAGGGCGGTAAGTCCAAGACCTTGCAGGGCATAGAAGTAAATAGCATCAGAGGTGGCGGTATAGGAGATGTATTTCCGTTCACCGTCGTAAGAACTAACCAGTTTCTGCCATTTTTTGAGCCGTTTGTCAATGAAGAAATGCGTAGCTCCTTCGGGTGAGAACGGGTGCAGGGTGACGCCGTCAATGGTCGCCTGAACGTTACGCATGGCGGCGGCAACGGTACGCAGGGAGAGTTCCGTACCGGATGAGTCAGTCCACACTACTTGCTGGAGATAGATGTTATTAAACAGAACGGAGCCGTAGCCAGCATAAGGGTTAGTGAATGTTTCATCGCTCGTCCGGTTGGGGTCCACCTCGGCGTCAACCGTGCAACCACCGTCGTTGTCCTTGCTATTGAGCGTATCGCAGTCATAGATTTTATTCAGGTACATGCGCATGGCATCCTCGGAGCTGTACACACCGTCTGTTACGGAAGCATACTCTTCCAAGAACCACATCGGCTGCATATTCTTGGCGCGTTGGTCAGTGGCGGCAAGGTAGTCGGTGAAGATGTCATAACTCAAGACACTTTCTGGGCAGGCGTATTTATACAGGTTTTCCTTCCATGTTCTTTGCCAGTTCCCGCCTTTGGAGTAATCGCAGGAATCACAGAAGCGCAACCATCGGTAGAGGTTATAGGGCACTTTCTTACCCAAAGCGTAATCAATGGCGAGCTGGTCATCATCGACAAGCGATTCAAAGTAGTAAGTCCATGCCGGGAAGGTATCAGCAGAGATAGTTCCGTTATCCACGAGTTTTTGAACCCATGAGGACTTGTCCGTTTTCATGGCCATCATATCCTGAACAGAACCGACGCCCTGAAACCAGTCCATACCTTGGTAATTAAGAAGTTCGAAGCCTTCAACGGGATTAAGGACATCACCGGTGACATTCCATTTGCCGTTTTCATACTTCATGGAACCGGACTGCTTTTTCCATGAGCCGTCCTGATACCTCATTATTCGGTACGAACTACCGCAATATAGGGAAAGCAGGTACACGCTGTCCGTATCGAGTCCGTCAGTCTGTTTGAAGCGTATCTCAATTGCGTCTAAAGTTTCGTCAGGAGTACCGAAGAACTCTATGAAGTCACCATAATTCAGGCAACCTTTATTATAGCCGGGGGTATCTTTGAAACCGAGGGCGAACTGTTCCCCTTTGTCTTCTTTCCAGTTGCCTTTGGCATGGAAATAGACGTTTTGCAGGCTGTCATCCTTACACCGATAGGTGGCTACCGGGTGATTGGCGGTGGAGTGGTTCATCTGCAAGCCTTCGATATGCAAGTCACCGCTGTCAAATGTTCCGTCAAATGCACGTTGGACAGGTGTCATATAGTTACCACCCAAGGCACGGTATGTAACGTTCATCATTTCACAGGCGCCGCAGTCGTTCGCATTGCCGGAATCGGAGTAATCGACTTTTACGGTAATGACATCGACCGGGATTGTATTATCACCGACCTGTACTTTGTTGATGGCAGCCAAGGCTATTGCACGGCGTCCTTCCTCCGTCGTATCGTCCGGATTAAGTAGTATGATTCGAGTGTCCTTGTTTTTGCCTTTACTCTTGGCGAGGTAGTAGCGTTTATTCTTTACCGGGCGTTTGGCAGAGGTGGTTCCCTGGTTGCGGGTTTGGACACTCACGGCCTTGAAATTACGCCACGGGCGTTCGGGGTCAAAGTAATAGAGCGTGATGTATATCTTCGTACTAGTGGAAGTGGTGCCGTCCAGTGCTTCTATATCGGAGCCTTCATAGGGGCATTCGACAATGTAAGGCATACCGCGTAAATAGATTTCGGCAGCTGACGGGCGGCTTTGGGTACTACCCTCGGCTGTCTGGCTTTTAAGGACGTCCTCAAAGGCGTATTCCTTCACCATTACCTCTGTATCGGTCAGACGGACAAGGTAGTTCTTGAACGCCTGTGCCCATTCCATATAGGAGTTCCAGGCCATCATGTAATAAAGATACAAATCACCCAGTTTGCCGTCCATCGTTATATACTTGGTTTGAATCAGGGAGCCGCCGCCCGGAACATAACCAAGACAGGCGACTTCCTCACCGTTGAGGAAGAGTTTCATCATGGAATATCGTGTGCCGTCACGTTCGACGTAGTTGCTTGCAGGTTCAACAACTACGGCTACGGTTATCTTTTCACCCTGCCGGTAGGCGCGTTCTTCACGACGGGCGACACCATTGTTACAGAAGATGCCGACCACCCGGCCGGTGACATAGAAGCCGGCACCGGACGTTTCGTCATAGCAGCTAAGGAGCAGGGCATCATCATCGGTCACGTTCTTGGAAGCGAAAGCGAACTGGATGGCGGCACCGTTGGATTCGATGGACGAGCCGGCAAACGGGGCATGGTTTAATGACACGCCCACATTCTCGGCTACGCGAAGGCAGTTCTCACCCAAGAATGTGCCAAAACCGTTGGTAGTCCAGTTGGCACCGTCCACTTTCATTTCATAATTACCGCTGACAATGCTATGGTCAGTTTCCTGATTGGTACGGGATGAGAAGTCAAAGTTATAGATGGCGCCTTCTTTTATGGCGGCGTCAATGGCGGAACCGCTAACTGTCACCCGGACAGGTTCGCTAGTCACGTCCTTGCATACGGCAGTATAGTTGACCGTATCGGTGCCGTCAGCCTTGTAGCCCTGCAGTTGTTGTTTGACCTGATAGGTTTTGTTACGACTGGCAGCAATTTGTGTTACCTGCACGTTATTGGCTTTCACGCTGACGGGTGAAGTCATTTCCAACGGGTCATAACAGGCAACATCAAGTTCTACGGTTTCGTACAGTCGGACTACTCCACCGTTTTTATCATCGTATCTCAAGGCAACAAGAGGTGTGGAACTATTCGGGTCAATTACCATGACAGCCGTGTAGATGACATTTCCTTTCACTCCGGATGCGACATCCGTTCCTTGGATGCGCAAGGGATAGGTACCGTGTTCTAGGCCGAGGGAAGCAGGGCGGATTACAACGGAGTGCGAGTAGTTGTCATTTACAACGGTGGTAGACAGGGATTGCCATTCACCATTAATCTTGATGTCAACCTGGGCACTGATACCTTTATCAGAGGTGTTGTTTCCGAACTTATAGAGTGGAAGGCTGAAACTTTCAGTTGTCGGAGTAAGCAGAGTTTCAGGGGTATAGTTGAGCACCTGCACACAGGTACAGGTAATATCAACAGCTGTTACATTGACATTCTTGGAACCGGTGTTGCCGCTTTCGTCAGTGGCTATCAGCTTGAATTTCCGAGTACCGGCAGCCGTAAAGTATGTGGTGAAGTCCAGTTCAAAGGAGAAGTCCTTCATGTCACCGGAAGATGCTTTGTTGACGGTTTCAGTCCAGACGGTAAGCCCGCTTTCACGGTCTACGAGTTCCAATTTCTCAATCAGGTTGTCAGAGGATTCGACACCGTTCGAGGTCACAGAACGAATGGCAGCAAAGGTTCGTAACGTGGAGCCGTAAGAGCCATAGACAGGTGTCGACTGGAAAGCAATGGCAACAATGGTACCACCAGTCTGACCGCCGCCACCCGTGCCGATAGCGAACTGCACTTCATCGCCAAGGGTTTCACCGGCAGCGTTCTTCATCTGAAGTTTTACAATACCTTCTGTTTCCACGTTTACGTCGAGGTTGGCCGGAACATAGGCATAGGCGCCACCAGTTGAAAAGGCGTCCTTTCCCCCTTCCGCCGGTTCATCGGAAGTTTCAACAACGGAACCGCCGCCACCATTCCCGAAGGATTTCCAAAGAGAAGGGGTCGCAAAATCGGACACAGCCCCCTGGAACTGCCGGGTTTCCATTTCATACTCGCCTGTTTTGTAAGTAATGATGAGACCCGTTCGCTCATATTTGACGCCAGATTCCTGTTGATAGGAGACAATGGCGGCAATAGCGGTTTCAAGGGTATAGTAGCCGTCTTTCAATGGGCGGATCTCATCAACAATGACGATGGGGTGTGTTACATCGTCAGCGGGCGTGCCGCTCTTCATATCCTCAAGGGCTTGCTTATCCTCGGCGGACAAAAGGCCGGCTTGTTCAAGGGTAGCAGAAGGCAGACGGAAGCTGTCATCCGTTTCTTTACCGGTTGTTTTGGACACTTTCTTAAAATACACATTGAGATAGGAAGCGTCAGACAGGACGGAGAAAGAACCCGGTTTGATTATATCGGAAGGGATATTTTTCATTGTATCTTCCAAAGACTTTCCACGGTTGCCGGGGAAAGCTTCTTCTTCACCTTCCCCAAGAGACAACGGTTCAGGCAGACATTCAGAAGGAACTTTACTTTCTTCGTTCAAAGGAGCGATACCGTTCGCTTTTCCTATCCTTTCCTCAAAGTCATTTATTACAGAGGTCCATTTGCCCCATGTAACACTCTCATTGGAAACAATACCTATTCGTGAGATTGTACAAACTGTACCTAAATATACACCTTCGGCATTGTCTGACATGGTAGCCAGTTGTATACACGAAGTGAATGATTGACAAACCTTATTAAGCTCCAACCGTTCAATTTGTATATTTACAGGAATCTTAGACGAATCAACAGACAAAATACACCGATAATTCCCAATAGAAGAATCCCCGGAATACATTGTTTTTAATTTATCTTTAAAGCTACCAATAGTAGTAAAAGAGCCAATACTTTTAAATGGGTCAGTCAAAGGATTGGATTTATCAGACACTCCTGTTATACGTTTCAATAACTCGGCGTCTCCATCCGATAAATCTTTTGCAATCTTATTGACATTCTCCACTAATGCATCAAAATCCCCATTCACCATTTTAGCAATGGTACTTGAAAGTAAATCAATAGATATTTTCCGACCGCCACTAACTTCAACGTACATATCTTTGGATAGCTCTGTTGTATCAGTCAGTTGCTCTATTGTAAGACTGTTTGTCTTCAACGCTTGTAACACAAGGCTAATAATCTGTTGTTTTTCTGTTTCTGTCATAATTCTCTTTTTTAATCATTTTCATATACCCATACAAGCTCAATGGTCATACCAAGATTATCTATGTCGCAATCATAGACATTATCAAGATAAAGTTGGAACTCCTTCAGAGCACCAATATCTCCACCGTTAATACCTTTCAAGACACATACACCATCCCTACTGATTACACTCCCTTCAATGAGGTTAGCATACGAATCTCCTTTATATAGTACAGCACGCAAATTTATCGAACCGTTGTCCAAATCGTTCTTTAGTCTATCCAGTCCATTAACTGTAAGTTTACCGTAACCTCTTCTACCAATATACTTGTTATCTATGTCAGTCGTCTTGATTGCAATCAAATCCCAATATGAATTTTCATCAACACCTGGGTGATGAATACTGTTGACAGTAACCATAGTATCACTATTAATAGAAACTCCAGTATTAGGAATAGCCTTAGTCATATTGATATATGCTCCGACCTCTGCAACCTCACTTTCTGAACCATACTTGATACTACGTATTCCTTCATCATCTGCTATCCTATAAGCCCCGCTTTGTACACACCTCATAGCAAGCTGGTTATTCCATTCCAAAACTGGATTCATCGTTCTTACCTTCTGTAACATTTGATTGAACACAAAACTCTTCAATCCCTCTATTTGCTGGTTAAGTTCCGGAACATTACTTTCCTTTCTGGTATATCGAACACCATCAAAGTAGACGTAATTACAGCATAAGACACGATTCAATAATTCAGCAAACCACACAGGGCATCCCATCCCATTTCCAAGCGTGAATAATACTGTTGTATATTCGTGGCTGAATAGCTCAACAATATCCTCATCAGAGGTCACGAACTGCTCATTATCCACACCGAACGTCCATCCGTTATCTTTGAAACCACCAGGAACGCGAAAATCAAAAAAGTATTGCATCCCATCTATCCACCAGACAGCATCAAGACGCTGCTTATTATCTTTCATTGAATACTGAATAAGGCTGGTTTCTGATAACTCACATTCATCGTCCGTAACTTTAAAAATCTCACTCGTATTCCCATTAACTGTTACAGTATAGTATCCACATGGAAGCAATGAAATGTTATAGAAATAAAGAATCTTATCATCATTCATCTTCCATGAGCTTAATGATACAGGTGTAGATATATTACTTAAAAGATTATTAATGTAAACTATAGGCTCCTGCTCTTTGGCTGTCAAAATCAATTCAACAAAAATCCTGTCTGTACGTGCGAATAATTGCACATATTTACTCTTCGCTCCAAATTTATCGGTAGACGGAGAAAAAAACAGTGGGGTAAACGGGCTTATAATCATATTTCTAGGCTTTTGTTATTGAACGGACAAATAAATCATACTTCACTCCCTCGTTTCTCTCAACTGTACTACTCACCTCTTTGATGTAGCCCTCGTAAACTAGATCATCTTTTAAGATTTTAATCGTTTCATCATCTGTTGGTGGAATATCTTCATTATAAGTTGTGAATGAAACATCTCCACAAGTTATAATACCACTTTCAACGTTAAAATCATCTTTCATTCCTATACCATTGACAACAACATCACTATTACCGTCAGAAGAAGAATAAGATAGTTTTTTAGTGAACATACCAATATAGCCGGCATTTGCTTGCAATATGCCTCCTTGCCAATACATGGTATTAAACATCGTTTCAGGATCAAGTACACCACTTATTTCCCAACCGCTCCTTATAAGCCTATACTCTTTATATGTTTGTACTCCGCCATTATCATGTAATGTAGTACTGGCACAAACAAAAAACACATCATTGTCACTTTCACTATCCGTTGTATCTTGGCCTCTCTTTTGCGATAAGAATTCAATTCCATAAACATCAGCACGGTAAGGGCTAATCAACTCTAATACATTATCAGTTATATCAATGCCAGTAGTATATTCAGTAGTAAATCGGAATTCGTCACGACCATTCATACTTTCATAGTCCTGTTTATCATATCCTACCCTAACCAAAGAATATATTCTTGATGAATCAACCTTATACTCAAAACTAGAAAAGCTGCTATTTAAATCCTTTACATTGTTATCACTAAACAATTTGTCCCGGTGTTTAAAAAAAACAGTGACACCATTGATCACAGGCACAAAGCCAAAAACTGTTTCCATCCAGTTTTTAAACTTCGTATAAGAAGTATATAGCTTAGCTTGAGGGATTCCACGAATACTTTCAGCAGCTAATATCACGCAATTATCTAACCTTTCATCAACACCTAAAGCTATTTCACCATAGATACCTTCATTTCCACCATTCATGCTTTTAAGCAATCGGTTTAACACATCAATAGGTCTTATTGCATCCACATAGATAGGGTTAGCTCGAGAAGTAAAGCGTGTCTCAAATTTGAAATTACGAAAATAAATATTGCCAGTAGAAGCATTAACTCTGTTAAATGTTACCTTCAAATCAAAAAATAAAGCCTGCCCTTTAGTCAGATGAATCTTGATGGATTCATTCAGATTACTTGGGGTAACATCCCCCTTATTATACCCCCATCTTTTCAACTCGACTAAACGACCATCTTCGTAACGCCCACCTAGAACAATTTCAGCTTTAGTTGTATACGCATCACTATAACTGATATAGTATTCAAAACTAAAATTCAATACTATATCAATGTCGGACAAGGCTTTAACAAATACATTTGGATCATCTTTCGATTCCTGTGGTGCATCATAAAACTCAAGAGGTGAATCCCGTGACGGAAGTTCACCACCAGAAATATATAAGGGAAGCGAATATGTTATAGCTTCTACATATATTCCTTTGTCAATTACAATATATTGCAAAGAAGCATCATTTTCTACAGTATTACCACCTAATGTATGCGGTTGACTATAATTCATACTTACAGAATCATAATAAAGCTGATATACATCTTTTATCTCATCTACCGAATATTCGTACTGCGTTCCTTTGTTAGCCTTTATGATATTAGCGACACTATCATCTATCGAATTAATAGAAACAGTATTTCCATCATAAGTTAATGAACCGAAATCCAATCGACAACTAAAGAATTCTTCATAAGTATGAGAATTAGTTATAGTATAAACGGTGATACTAGCATTAGAAGCCAGGTATTTGCTCAAATACTCCTCCAATATGAGATCATAGGCTTCTCCCACAAACTGGAATTTTGAAGTAAAGGTTCTAGTTATTCCTTCAAGTCTGGAGCGTTTACGGGAAAACTTTATTTCATCCCAATTCTGAATACAAGATTTGGGAATTTCATAGATAATACGATCAACGGTAAGCACATATTTACAAAGCATTTTAACTCTTTTTGAATGTTCACGAGCAAATATATAGAAAAAGCCAACCGGTTTCCCAGTTGGCTAAATTCTTGAAAATCATACTTTGCCAAAACGCCACATAATTCACTGGCTATCAGTGAATAAAATATTATTTTAGAAAAAAGCGTTTTATTTATAGCTATTTTATATCATGATCATCCAAAGTGTTTAAACTTCTCAAACGTTTACTTCCAAATTTGTTAGATAATACACCATCAAAATATAATTCAGGTGTCCATTTAGTTAATGCCCCAACAACTTGATCAATAATGCCAGCTGCAATTCCCACATAAGGATTCCATAAGCCAAGTCCAGTAACAGCCCCAAATCTTAACCATTTGGTTATTAATTGTTCCCCTTTCTTAGCTATTAATATATTTTGAAGTTCTCTCCAATCATAATCATTCCCAGCGATCCATTCTCTGAATTTCACTCCATGAACATTCTCCCTGACCTCTAATATATCTTGAAGTGTTATTGCCCCTTTATAATATAAAATAGAAAGATCTGGAAGAGCTTTACTTTTTAAAACCTGATCAATATTTCCCATCAATGACTGATCTAATTCACGACCACTTTTCAACGTTAACCAATATTTAGCATTCCCTTCCATTCCTATTTCATTCATTCTAAACTCACGTGACCAAACCAATGTGCGTTCAAGAATAAATAGCCTCATTATAGTAAAAGCATCATCATCACAAATATTAAACAAATCTTCAGTTTTAAGATTTAAATGTGCTTTTAACACAGGAATATTTATATCTTCTAAAGTATTATCTAGTGCTATACTATCTAAATAGCCTGATGCGTCCTCCTCTAATAATTCATGATACAATACATGATATAAATAACTATATTGAGAAATCCGGTATCTATTCGACAATCTAGAAATAATATTTAATCGCGCACTATCTGAAGGAATTTGAGTATTCCAAAAAGAAAAATTCTGATCCTCAAATGCCATAATTTTGGGAGAAGACCAACCATCTAATATTTTCAATATATCTTTGGATATTAACAGACTCGTAGCCTCAATCCCAAATACTTCAATAAATTCTTCTAACGAAGTAATACGTATATATATTTTATCATGTAGTAATAATGAGTTTATTATATTCTTAATGAAATACAATCTTTCAGGTAAAATAAATTCAGGAAATGTATTACCATCCCATCTATCCAAATATACTCCACCTGATAATTTTTTAACTCTATATGAAAAACTATCTAACAATATTGCCATATCATGCTTATTTAGTGATAATACAAATATATAAATAAATTTCTATAAGAACCAAAATCACACAATATTAATAACCTAGAGCATGAAATATCATTTTTCTTCCAAATGAAATACGACTTCTTACAGTTCCGACAGGAATGTTCAGGATTTCACTTATCTCATCATAAGAATACCCACTAGCATAATACATCACACTATCAATACAACGGGATTTTTTAGCACACCGTTGTATTGTGGAAACCAAATCATCAAACAGTATTGAATGAGCTGTACAGTTAGAAATGGCACTTCCGTCTACCATATCAAGCCCTGTAAAATGTATAAGGGAATTTCTATTGTATCTTATTATATAAGTATTCCTCATTATAATAAGGCACCACGGTTGAAGTGGTTTAGAACAATCAAATTTATCACGATTCACAAGTAGCTTATAAACTGTATCACCGGCTAAGTCTTCAGCATCTTGCATGGAACAGCAGAATTTTCTTGCCACCTTTAATATCCAAGGATATATTTCTGATAATTCCTTTTCAAAGTCCATTGTCAGCCCTCCTTATTAGGTGTATCTTCGGTTCGCCATTAATGCACCTTTCCACATATTTCCGGTGCATGATACTTTGTTCGTGCATTTCCTTAGCAGAACGCTCGATTGAACTAATAAGAGTGCCTATATCGGGGGGCAATAAGGCAATCATTTTTTTTACCTCGGACACTTCTGCTGTTATCCGATTACACTTCGTCTCTAATGTACGTAATTCTGACAATAAAACATTGTATAAATGCCTATTTATACAATGGATGCTGTTTTTTCTATTCATAAAAAAGTCGTTTGTGATTCTAAAGGAGATGTACAAACGACTGTATGAAATAATTCGCTTTAATTAAAAATTAATCGAATTACAGCATATATGTAGTACCAATATTATCATGTGCTTCTTTTTCTGATCAATATTTCAACATCAGCTTGATGAACGATATTTGCGTAGACAGCAGCATTAATTACACGAGAATCAATACTCATTTTAAAGAATGTCATTAGAAAAGCAATCTCAGCATCAAAAGAAGAACGAATTTGTTCAGGAGTAGCCTTACTTCCTTTATGTTCCTCACTGCGTCTTTCCTCATTCCGTTTTTGCTCAAAAATTGCAGAATGAAGTAAATAATCAATCTTCGATATTACTTGTTCATCACTCATATTTCGGGTATCTACATTTAGTTGACCCAATACCTGACGAACATCATCATAAAAGCCAAGAGAAACTAGAGCCTGACAAATACGAAGACTCAATAGTTTGGCACGTTCTTTCAGCATATCCTCTTTGTCCATTACCATAGCCTTCATATTTGAAGGATTAACAATACTTCTGTATTCAATGAGCAATTTAGATGCTATCTCTTTAAGCGTACTTTCGGACATAGATTTGCAGTCCGAAAGCAAACAAGCATAGTTTCCGCATGAAAGTTCAATGAAATCATTCAAGGTTATCTGATTTAATCTTTCAATCATAGCTATTTCAGTTTAGATAACTTATACAATTCAAATTCACGGCTAGAAGCATCTTGACGCTGCATTTTAAGACTCTTCATCAAAAGGAAATTTGTTCTATCAACCCTTTTTTCTAATCGGGAATAATCATTGAAAACAATGGTGCCACCGGAAGAAGATGCAAAATATGTCGGTGAAAATGTAGGAAAGTCCCAATCCGGCATATCAAAATTAGAGATATCTACCTTATCAACATCAGGAAAGACTTGTGCACCTTTAGGAATATCAACTAAAGTTGGAGCATCAGGAGTAATCCATGCTTTTCCAGAATACATGATAATCTCATGTTTACCAGCATCACCAACTAAAGCGGTACCGCCGGGATGCCTATCATTACCTTTAGTACCGTCTGCATAGGAAGGAATAGGAGTTGCAAGAATAGTTGCAACCTGAATTGCTCCCATGGCACCAATAACAATAGATAAAGGAATATTCGGTAAAGCTTCAGTTATTGCCAGTGCGGTGGCTATTCCAGCTTGAGCGACACTAGTTGCCTTTTCCCAAATGGCTTGTTTACGCGCCATTTCTTGTTTTTGTTTTTCAAGTTCAGCATTCTTAGCTTCAGTTCTTTCCTTGGCTGCACGCTTACGAGCTTCTGCTTCTTCTTCGGAGATTGCTCCCGAATCAGCTAGATTCTGTATTCGTTCTACATCCTTATCATATTTCTCATCATTAGTTTCCTGCTCTTCTTCTATTTTCTGAATCTGACCATCATAAATAGTAGAGACTAGATCACCAATAGCACCCACTGCTTGAGATGCAGTTTGAAGCCATTTTTTCAGATTCCTCTGACGTTCTTTCTGTGCTTTCTCATCCGCTTTAGTAACTTTATTGATAGCATCTATTTCCGCTTCTGCTTCTTGCTGGGAAAGGTCCGCTTTCAATTTCTGTAACTGCTCTGCAATCCTAGCCCTATCCTCTGCACTCAAATTTTCGTTTCGAAGTTCCAACTCCAACGCATCAATTGCAGCTTCGGTGGTTTTACGTACATAATCTAATTTTAACTGATACTCAAGTTCTGCATACTCTTGCTGGGTTATTTCCTTAGAAGCTAACTGTTTTTTAAGAGCAAACGTATCCATAACATATACGGCATCGCGGATTTCCTGCTCATGTGCTGCATTCTCTGCAATTAACTGCACCTGATCGGATGCATGTCTTTCGTAAAGTTCTTGTTTCTTTTTTATATATTTTTCGTCAATGAGAAAAACATCTTCACCTGTTTTCTCCGCTGCATAAATTTCTGCTTCACGTTGCAATTCCAACTGGTGCAATTTCAAATCAAGTTCTTCCTGGGACCCCTTTTTTACAACAGCAAGAGCGTTCTCAACATCCTTCTTCTCACGATCAGAATTATACTTAATAGTAAACTCATCTAGCTTTTCCTGCATTTCCTTAGCTAAATTCTGACGTGTAGCAATTTCCTCTTTGCTATTACCCTTGACGGCAGCAATCTTCTTCGAGTAAGCAACACCAATTTTAGCAAGTTCTTTCTCCAGTCCCTCATCCATAAGAGCTAGTTCTGACTCCTGATAAGTTTCATGAATTTTCAGCTTCTCTTTGAGAGCTTTTTCCTGTTCACGTTTTTCTTTATCAGTAAGTACCTTTACTGAATTCCCCTTTGTACCACCATTCTCTTTCAAATCAATGGTATCAAGTTGTTCAATAAGAGATTCTGTTATTGATGAAATAGCCTTCTTACCTGCAGCAGCTTTAGTTGCAACATCGATCTCATCTTTAATGACATTATTTGTGCGTCTCCATGAGGTCAGAATTGTAAAGAATCCCCTGTCTTTCAATTCTCCTTCCAATTTCTTACGATTATCTATAGCTAATTGATAATCACTATTTTCATATTCCAAACGAGACTTCAATGTTTCAATATAATCTTCTTTAGCCTTTTTAGCCGCCTCATCAGCAGACATTCCTGAATTTATATATTCTTTATACAACCTCTGCATATTTCTAGCATTCTTCTCCAAAATATCAGATTTCATCATCTCTTTCTGTGCAAAGGCAACAGCCTTATTGTCTGCTTCATCTTGTAATTCAGAATATCCCTTCAACTGTGTAGCAACATTCCTCAACCCTCTTGCCAGAAAATCCAGGACATCCTTCATTATACCCTTGGAATCATAGAAGGATAACATAAATGCTTCCCACGCAGAAGAAAGTCCCGCAATAGAACCTTTAACATTGTTACTCATGGTATCTGCCATATCTGCTAGTTCTTTATCCACGCCTGTAATTTGGTCCCTCAATGGAACAATTTTATCAGAAGCTGTAAGAAAAGCATTGAAAGCGGCGACACTCCGTTTATCTGTTAATTCTAAAGTTGTATTTAAATCTACACCTTGTTCTTTCAGTTTCTTTAAGCCAGCAACCAACTCAGGCAATGTTTTTACAGGTTCTCCAAGTGCTTTAGCTAATTTGCCATTGCCATCAGCCAAATTCAACAAAATATTACGAGTGGCTGTTGCAGACATTGAAGCATCAAAACCTGCATCTGCAAGCTTTCCTAACAATGCCAAAGTATCTTCTATTTGGAAATTGAATGCCTTTGCAACCGGACCAACAATAGGCAAGGCAGTAGCTAGGTAAGAAAAAGATAAGGCACTCTTAGATGTAGCAACAGCCATAGCAGATACATAACGTTCTGTTTCTTTAGTGCTAGCATTAAACATTCTCAATGCAGCACCAGACAATGCGGCTGCATCCGAAAGTTCAGCTCCAGTTGCTTGTGCGAATCGTAAGATGGCACCTGTCGAATCTAATATTTCACGACGCGTAAAACCTAATTTGGCTAATTCTATCTGTAGTTCAGTAGCTTGTGCAGCTGTATATTTCGTTGTTGCTCCTAATTGACGCGCATCAGTGGTTAATTCTTTGATATTGTCAGCCGTCGTACCTAAAATCGCTGCAAGTTTGCTATTAGCAAATTCAAATTCAACAATGGAACCAACACCTTCACGCAGCTGCGTAAACATCTTAACAATCCCTCCAACAACAGCTTGTGCACCAATATATCCAGCAGCCCATCCTTTCAATCCTGCACTAACCTGACTTAGCCCAGGAGCCATCTCCGTTTTAAGCATCCTTCCTGCATTCCGGGCAATAATACCCATATTCTGCATGGACTTATTACCGTTCTGTATCTCAACCCATGCAGCCTTTACTTCTTCCCGGTATGCACCAATAGTCATTTTCTGTTGACTATATCGATCGGAATTTCGCTTTATGTAATCAGTGTTGATTCCAATAGTAGAATTAAGACGGGCAAGTGTACGAATATAGTTTTCATCCGTATCTTTCAAAACATCAACAGCCTTTTGCAGCTGCTTATTCATTTCCTTTGCTTGTGAACGGCTATGTACTTCCTGATTAGTCAAGGTAATAGCAGTTCTGATAAGTTTTAAACGTTCTTCTTCAGATAAAACAGCTTTCTTACGAGTAGTATTACCGGCATTCTGCGCTTTTGTCAAGTTAGCTTCCGCTTTAGCAGCCTTTTCCAAGGACACAGCATTATCCGAGTTTGCCTTGGTTAGTTTCTTCAGTTCAGCAGCAGATAATTTCTCTACATTTAGCTTTTCCTCTATCTTCTTACTGACAGTTTGAGTTATTTCAGACTGTTTTCTAAGAGCTTCGGTTAATTCAGCAGATGCAGAACCAGCCGTTTTTGCTTGGGTATTATAAAGATTACTCAACTTTTCAAGGTCGGCAACTCCTTCTACATTTAGTTTCAAACCTTTTGCTAATTCTTTGGCTGCATTAACATAGTCAGTTCTCACACGCTCAATAATATTATCAAGCTCAACTAACTTCTGCAAGTCGTTCTCATCAACGAAATCTTTCAATTTTAAATCCATAATTACAGATAATGTCTATATTCAATAATCTTTCCTTTTATCTCAACTCCAAGTTTATCAAAAGCATAGGTACCATCTTCTTTCTGATAAACGACATACATGCAACCATCCAAGACAGCTGCTTTCTTTGCAAGATCACTGATACGTTCCAGTTCACTCTGCATCTTTTTTATTTCGCAACTACAAGCCATTTTTTACCGATATCCACATTCTGAAAAGAAACGTTCCATCCAGGGACGGAGATACATAATATTAAAGTACTCTTTAGCTGTATCACCAATGCCTAAAATCTGCTCACCGTATTTCTTCTCAATAGAACTACCGTCCGTAAATCCTTTCGTTGAGAATCGAAGCCCGGAATCAATTCTATCGGCAGTTATACTATCATAGAAAGTACCAGTAATAAAGAGGTTAGGTACCTCAACTGGACGCGGTGGCAAATAAAGCATCTCACTTCTAAGAGGTGGAGTTATCCTCTCTTTCCATCGTTTATATTGTTCCGCACGGTTCTGCCAGGGTCCGGGCTCGTTAAAATAGGTGTCAGTATCATAATCGGGATTCAATAGATGTTCAGTACCGTCCAGACCGGAATATAATTGTTCCTGAATGCAATCAACGAGCACATTCTTATGTTCTTCCATACACCTAATACATTCCTCTTCAAACCCGGATGCAATGGAATGAATAACTCTATGTAATTCATCAAAATCTGCCATACAGTAAAAATATAACGGGCCGGGCTGTAATCACACCCCAGCCCGTCGGTTACTTAGTTATCGCATCGTACACTTCCGAGAGCTTCTTCTTGCGGTCAGCTTCCTTCAGTTCCTGCCACACGACTTTAATGTGTGCATTAATAAACTCTTCCTTCGTCATGCCCTTCACAGCAACCTCGACGAACGTAACATTATCTACCTTCATGACACCTGCTCGATACCTCTGATTCCTTTTTCATACAATACAGAAGGAGCTTTCAACGAAGGAACCGCCCCGGCTTTAGGAACAATGGTAATGATACCATCCGAATATGTAGCAGAAGTTACGTTATTCATAACTTCAGCAGCACCATCAGCAATAAGACTGCCAAATTCTTCTGTACGGTCATAACCACCAACAACTTCAACTATTTTGTAAGTATTTTCGGCCTCCAACTTTTGAAACACAACATCAACCAAGCCTTTAACGAAATTCTTGGGATTGAAGTCTAACTGCACGTAGTCAAAGTGCAATTGGCTGTCTTCCACATCTTCATGTGAAAAACTAACAGTCATCGCAGACTTAGCACTACTGGTCGGGTACTGTGTCACGGTCGGGTAAACAGTAGACATCGGAATACCGGCAAGGATATCAGTGTCATCATTATAACCGATCAACATATTATCCTGATTCCAAAAGTAAACGTCCCATCCTTTATTGGCACATTTCAGAAGCTGGGCATTCAAAACCTCATCAAATTTCTTCAAAGTGAAGGTGTCTGTTTGAGCGCTAAGCCCGTTGTATTCACTTGCACCGTACCCTACAGCATTAACTTGGGGCTCCCCACCATTCTTGGCATACTCCAGGAATGGCAAAATAGGGTAAATACGCCCGGGACGGTCTGCATGGCACAATTCGAGCAACTTCTCACCTGTTATATCAGCAGGGAGTTTGACACCATGTTCTGTCAAGATAGCACCTTTGACTTTTTTCCAGTCAATACTACAAGCAGAACTACCAGTGTTCATCCGGGAACCCTTACACGTTCTAATCTTTCTCATTTTCTTCTACAATTAAGATTATTAATTTTTATTTCCATCGAGCGTATATTTATGGCATCAATCGGCTCGCTCACAGCCTCACCGGAATCTGTATAGGCTCCGTATCTGCCATATGAATAGTTTTCTGAATAACTATGTTTCACTTTTTCGTCATAGTCGCAGTCGAACCGAGAATCTTCATATAATACTTCCAATAAACGTTTATAGATTGGCCGAAGGATATTTTTAAAAGATGTGGTTCTGCGCATCTCATTGCTCCACTCTTTACAAGAAGAACATGCTATAATTAACGAAACCTTTGCTTTTGAAAAATAATCCGCGTCACCTCTATCCTCACTAATTGGAGTGAATAGTGCAACCAATGGAAACTTCCTTTCAGACTGGGCAGAAGACTTACTGTATTCATCTAAAATATCTTTGATATATTGACTGCTACCGAAGATGTAATTCAACCTTGGGGATTTCACAACTTTAGTTCCCCCTTTCCCATTTGGATAGAGGATTTCAAGCCCTTCTGGAAGTTCCTTTACAATCTCCTCAAACAGTTCTGTTATATCTAAATCTATCATAAATTGAAAGCATTAATTGGGATCAAAAGATTCTTGGTTATTTTCACATCGAAAGGACAATCATTCGACATAGCCCATTCAACAAACTGTTTATTCTTCTCTACCATGCTATTCCATGTGCTTACTTGTCTCTTCAAAGGAGCTACATATTCATTAGCACATTTCAAACGAACAAGCCCGGTTATTGTAGCCTGGGTGTTTGCGTCACGAAGAATATGATAAAAGACATAGTCAGCGAACGGTTCACACAGCTTCTCGCATAATACTGCATATCCGGACTGGGGGGCTTCCTTCTCTTCTGAAATATCAACTTCATCTGAAGAATCTTCCTTTTCTCGTTCAATAAGCTCCAAATAATCTGTGATAGCTTGGGAAAGAGTCACACCAACAACATTCCGGAGAAATTCGGGCTGAAATGCCTTAATATACCCATTTATCACCTCATTCACAGCAAGAGATTGGGGCGAAGGCATTTCAGCGACCGAAACATTCTCAATATGCCTGGGACCTGACATAAAATATGAAACATCAATCAACATAGCGATAGTTATTTAGAAGTCTTGCCTTTCCCGGTTTTCTTTTCATCTTCCACGGAAACGGCTTTATCATCTGTAACAATTACCTCCTTGGCATCTTCCTCTTGCAAATCTTTTGAATCGGCAACCGGAAGATTCTTTTCATCAGAAGGCACCTGTACTTCAAGTTCTGCAATGCGAGCTTTCATTGTTTCACGCTCTTCTGTCAGTTCAACAATTGTCTTATCTTTCTCTGCAATGGATGCAGTAAGCCTGCCAATCTCTTCATTTTTCTCTGCAAGCATACATTCCAATGTCTTTCGGGCATCTTCTTCTGTAACAAGACCACATTCGGAAATAGGGATGAGTTGAATCATCCCTCTATTAATCCGAATGCGTTGCTCTTTAAGCACATTGGTTACATCCTTATCGTTACCTCTAAGTATGTAATCCATAATCCTACGCTTTAGTTATTGCAGTCTTCAATGCGGCCAAATCCCCATAAGCGAAAGCCCACGGCATATAAATCGGGAAGATAACTTCTTCTTGTGCCATCAGCACAACCTCATTGCAAAGCTTGGTCTCCACATCTTCAGCCCATTCAAGTGTCAAAGTGGTATAATCAACCAAATTTGCGGCTTGGTTAAAGTCACCCAAAAGATACTTACCTGGAAGAATACCACCATACTCGATAATCGGACGACCGGCAATATATTTCACCCCATCAACCATTTTAACGATACCAAGATTACGTCCTGTCGTATCTTTCTCTGATTCCATACCGTTAACAGTCATTGGATTAAGAATAATAGCATTCGGAAAATACTGGGCATATGTCATTGCGGCGAAAGCTGTTTTCACTACATCTTCAGAGTTGGGTTCCTCAATGTTCTTAAAGCCGGCTTCATGAACACTGAATGTCATTTTATCCGTAGCCGTTTCAGCACCGGAGAACGCGACACCAGGAATAAGGATACGACCATCTTCCATTTTCACAAGAGCGTGTGTTTTGTTCAGTTCTGTAAGAACAGCGGCGTCAGCGAACGTGATACTCATTCCATCAAGAATCAAATCCTGTGGTTCTGCAAACTCTACAATCACATCCTTATCACCGTTATATCCGGTAATAGCTTTTACAGCACCAGCGGCACCTGTAACAATGGCTGTACTAATAATCTTCTCTACAGAAGTCACCCCAGTATTATTAATAATACCAAGCAAATTCTCACCATTACCGTCACCAAACAAAATGTTCCAGTCTTCTGCCATCCAAACAGCTTCAGGAAGCATGTTCAAGATGTAGGAACGAATGTACACTCTTGATTTCAACATACGTTTTGAGATACGGATATGAGTACCAAGGCGCTTAGTTCCTGTCTGTATCTCTTTTACCTTGATACTTGATTCCGGTAAACGACCGTTCTCTGTTACAAAACGGGCATTGCGGTTGAAAGCATATACTTGCGCATAGGCGAGTTGAGGATATGCAGGATCAGCTGTCAGCGTCGTTAATACATCACGCATATGCAACTTTTTGTTGGCAACCTGAGTCACAACACGTTTCTGTTGTTGAGTAATCAACAAATCACCGGTGTAATTGTCAGTCATGGAAACGACATCTTTCAAGGAGAAGCCGTCAAATTCTCCTGATTTGCGTGTTTTTCCTTCTGCGAAATCTCTGAATTTTTCAGAATCAAGCATCTCGTTCAATTTCTCGTCGAACTTGTTGATAGTATCCATAGAAAGACCTTTCTGCTTCATTTTCTCGATACTTTCACCAAGAGTTTTAACTTGTTCTACAAGTTGCTCGTTGTCCTTTACCAATTGCTGGAACTTTTCTCCATCATAGGCTTTCAATAGATTATTGATGTCACCAAACTGTTTCGTTACCTCCTCCGGTGATGCAAATCCTTCAAGTGACTTGTTAACTACTTCACACATCATGCCGACGATGTTTTCCATGAAAGTTTTCTGTTCTGCCGGCAGACCGTCTGTTTTCAGATTAAAATCTGATACTGTAAATTTTTTAGGCATAAAATTTAAATTTTAAGTTATTTATTCTCGAAACAGCTATTCAAACTCTTGAAATCGAGTAAAGTGCCATTATCAGCGGCTTTAATCGTTACTTCATCGTTCCCATTTTCCCCGTCATTCTTTTCTTGAGTGTCAACAGACGGCTCATTTTTTCCGGTGGTATCTTCAGAAGTGTTTTGCAGAATAGCATTCGAACGATATACTTTTCCCCAACAGTGGGGACATCTTACATAATTCATAAGGTCTTGTAGACCCTTTTGAGTAAATTCTTTCTTTTCTGATTTGACAGAATCAATAAGAGAAATTACTTGGGTTCTAATCTCCGGAGTGAGCTTCTCCATTTCTTCCCTTACAATGTCCTGTGTTATCCATCTCTGATAATCAGCAGCATAGTCCAATACCTGCTGGGCAAAGGTATGCTCCGTTTCTGCATCATAATCAAATTGATGACCACAATGAGGACATGAGACAACGGCACCACCGTTGAGGCTCTTCAGTAATAAACTTAATTCCATATCGTAACCTTTTAAACGCTCATCACTATATCCATGCTGCAAGAACGCTTTACGAACGAAATCAACAGCCTCCTTTACCTGGTCGGCAGTAGCAGACTTAATATTCACAAGGAAAGTCTGGGGATTACTCCCCCAACTTGTCAATGTTGAATATTCCATCATACGCCATTCAAGCACTTTACAGGGATCAACAGAATCTCTTTTAATGGCCTTGACCCCAATAGAATGTTCAAGTGTTCTGCCATTCTCTGCAAACAGTTTATAATCAGCTAACGTATCACGGCCAATCTGTTTTTCAAGATTTAACTGACCGACCATAACCAAATTACCTTCTGTTTCCTTACCACTCAACGGAACACCTAACAACTGGTCTGTACGATGATTCAGGAACCAACGCATCCGACCAATATTTTCTTTCAATGTCTTATTGAATGAGCCGGGCATAGATATGTCATTTTGTGAGTCCTTCACACCGATACCATTCACCGCAACGGTAACGATACCCTTCTCATCAACATCATTTGCCTTTGTCTTGTACTGAAGGCTTTTGATTTTCTCTTCCATCTTTTTCATCTCCACTTTTAGTGTTAAAAACTCGATTTACTTTATCCAGTTCCTCATCTGACATATCAAATTTCAATTTGTCAAACAAGGGATTTTCTATCATACTTTCACCTATTTGGGCACGCCAGTCATTGAGCGTTATAAGTCCACATGAGAATTGTTCACGACAACGTTTATTTATATTTGTCTTTACGTCCTCGGATTCTTTCAATCCTTCCTGCAAACAATCAACATCAGAGAAATCACAATCCAAATAATATCCCCCTCCTTCAAGACCAAGGAAAGCTGTAAAATCCTTGCAGAATTGTTTGGCCATAGGAATAACAGTTGAACAATATACGCTCTTTTCAGCAGTAGCCTGATTGCTAAATGTGGACTGGTCTTTTCGCGGAACAAGAACGGCAGGGATGCCGTATGCCCCTGCAATATTTATTGCATCAGCCAAAGTCTCTTCAAACGGCTGTAACTCTGCAATAGAAAGATTAGTACGAACAAAGTCAATATCTGCATCTGAAATACCATAAGGTACCTGGCCCTTCCTTACACCATACTTCTCAAAATTTTGCTTCAAAAGCTGTTCCTTTTCATCGTCAGTCAACGCTATTGAACCGGTAGCATCAGTTTTCTTACTTACAATAAAGCCCAATCCACCCCGCTTTACATAAATCACATTTCTAGCTTCATATACAGCTATTAGATTTGACATTGGCTTATTTTGGGAAGCAAGACGACTTTTGGACTTCAAGAACATAGCCCCTGAATAGAACTCTGCACTTCCGTCTCTATCATGCCATATTTGGTATGGAGGAATTTCCAAACTACCATTCCAACCATACTCCAAACGATAGCTACGAATAATATCTTCTGTTTGGGCAATACCAAACAATGGCATATTCCCGTAAACAGGTTCTACAATAGTCTTATCAGAAGGTAGCACCCAATAATTATCGCAATATCTCCATTTTTCAGCTGTAGAAAAGACATCAGGCATAGCGGCACGAATAAAGCTATTCCCTGTACACAATTTATAAATATGGTGCTGATAAATCAATTCTTTCCAACGCATCAAACAATTAGGACGACTAAGTATGCCATTCATTCGTTTATTCGCCCATACTATACTGTCATCCTTAGTTTTCTTCAATTGAAAATTAGCACCTGCAATTCGCGATGCAATATAATCGATCGGGAAAAAGACTTCAGGTATCGTACTGAATAGCGTTAGATAGTTACTGCCCGCTACAATAGGACTAGTAAGGTCCTCAATGTATGCAACTGACCATTTTTCAGCCTTGCCACTTTGAGTATCTATATCCTTATTTTCAGATGAAGTAACTATTTCAACTTCACCTTTAGTCTTAGATTTCTTTCCAAATAGATTATCAAAAAAAATATTCATTGGGTTCCTTTTTGAGCAAAACTAAGTAAAAAGGAAAACCGTTTTCCAAAACACTAAAATCTTGAAATTACGAAAACATAACACCAACAATATAACATCCTTATTTTCAATCACATATAACGTAATTCAATTCAAACCTAATTTTACAACGAACTGTACTAGCCCACTCAAAACAGCACTGGCCTCTTTTGTTTCACTATCTTTATTATAGTCCATCAGGTTATTCATGAAGGCAACATATTCCGTATCAGATTCTACTTTTGATGCAGAAAAAAGAATACTATTTTTCACATAATCAGATGTTGCAGCAATACGCTTATCTACATCCGGAAACTCTTTCATTACACGAATCTCCTTGTTTGTACTAGAACGGAGTTCCCGAATAAAAGGGAAATAAGCATCCGTACATTCAATTACACATGAATCAGATTCATGGGACAAAATAGAAGAACGTATATCTTCTGTTGAAGTAGTATCCATAAATACGACATCAACAACATGCCATTTATTTCCACATCTAAACGCTTGTATAAGAACAAATTTCCCATTAACATTCGGCATCACATATAGAATCTTCTTAGTGTATTTACATTCGGTATCTGGATTGAAGAAATTAATAGTGCCATTACAAGCATACAAGTTTCTTTTTCGCCGGTTACTAAACTCTATATACTGCTCACTACACAAATCCACAACGACATATCGGAACGTATCAGACAGGTGTCCGTGCTCCTCATAAGTCTGCAAGGTAGTTTTATTCTTGACCTTAGTTTTAAGAATGGCACCGTTAGCATCTTTCTGTACGCTCATGTAGTCCTCAATAGATACCGAACATGATTCGTCAATGTGTATCTCTATACCGGGAACAGTACAATCAAAGATAGCATTGATAAACTCACCGGTCATGGCAACACTCGGATTCTTGTTGCCTACCTTATCTTCAATCTCGAATCCTTCTTTCTGCAATGTATCTATGAATAAGTCCATCCAGGAACGCTTCTCATCGTCAATGCTGTTTGCCGCTTTCGTTGATGCATCACCATGTACATATAACCTATCAGAATATTGGATAGATTTCAGATACTTTGCAACAAGTTTGGAAGCTTTCTTTACTGTATTGTTGGGGCTTTCAGCACACGTTTCATGGAATTGCCAAACCTTGGTACCAGTTGTGAAATCGACCTGCCAATATGATACGCTGATATACGGAAGCACGTTGTTATCGACAGAGATATGAATAGGTAAGTCCGGAACATACTTATGCTCACCGGAATGTTTGCCACGATTGAAGGAACCGAAGAACTCACTACCGGTACGAATGACACCCCATTCTCCCAATGCGTACACATTGTAATAGTCCGGATCGTGAACTCTATCATACTCAAAGTCGGCAACACATTGCTCATCATAGAAACCATACGTACCGTCAGGACTACCAACAACCCAAAAATTATTCAAATAGGTAGATTGGATAATAACTGTATTAGGGGCCTGTTCCTCGATTTGCTTAGTACGAAGATTAAGTATTTGCCTGGGTGCGTTCTTTCTTACGGATTTGACCTTGGTAAGTTCTTCCGGCAACTCTTTGCCGGCAATGGTAACAGTCATCGGTACATCATGCCATTTATCTTTATCAATAAACTCTTTCTTTATCCAATGGCTTTCACTGATCGGGTTAAAGGTACAAATAATCTGCTGCCCTTTCTTACCACGTAAACGCTTACGTAGCTGTTTGAAATCCGGATGCTCGAACTCTGACCATTCCTCTAACTGAACTCGCTTATAGTTAGAGATACCTTTTATCTTCTCCGGATCGTCAAGACCGGAGAAATCTATCTTCGCACCATTTACCAGACATTTAATAGTATTCTGTTGAAATTTGAACAAATGGGAGATGCCAAGACCGGCCGCAGCGACTTTATAATCTTCATAAATGGTTTTGAGAATAGAAGCTCCTACCTTACGCATGACAAGAGTGTTTTCCCCATCCTGTAACGTCTGTATCAGTATGGTTTGTGCCACACTATACGACTTACCGGAAGATGAACCACCATAGAGAATGATAAAACGGATAGTCTCATCATTCAAGTACTTCAATAGATAGAATCCGTTAGGATTTAGCTTCTTATAATTTATAACCATATTGTTCTAAAAGTAAGGTTTCTCCGTAGGGTGAATACCGAATTTTGCAGTTCAAATTGTTCTATTCTTCCGAATTCTCATTATCTTCAAAGCCGATACGAAGTTCACCGACTTTATTTCCGTCTCCACCTTTGATATTGACATTCTTATCGGCTTCCCATCCATTCCAGGCACCAAGAATCCGGGCGGCTTCTGTCTTGCCGTTGAACTCATAATTAACCACTCCTCTATTATTCTGAATCTTCTTCAACGCATTACGGGCGCGCTTTGGAAGTTGGGACGGACTTCTCATCTTTGTTTTCCCGGTAACAGGGTCTACATAATGTAAATCATCGGGATCAGCGAGTACAATATCCATTAATACCTTCTCGACCGTTTTCCTCTCTACTTCAGTCTCTTTCGCCCTCTGTTGCTTAATCTCACTTATCCTTGCACTAACCTTGCTATTGGCTAACAATCTGCTAGCAGCACTCCAAATCGTTTCAGGTTTCATCTTTGACGCATCATAAGACATCCTATATGCTTCACTAGCATTACCTTCTGTATCAACGTAGTATTTACAGAATTTCTCTTGCTTGAATGTTAATGGTTTCTCTTGCTTTCCCATATCATTTGTTATTTATTCCTACGAGAAAAAGAAGCTGCTCTCTATCCTTTAAAAGCTCATAGGTGGCAAGCAGTGTGCTGCCAGTTGTTAATATGTCATCATACACTATTATTTTCTTTTCCTTTATCGGACGAAGAAGAAAGAATTCTGGATTCAATCTATCTTTAGTTAGGCACTGGATTGCATTCTCATAGAATGGTATTTTCACCGCCCCCGCAATTTTCGTACAGATAGAGGTTGAAAAATGAAAGCCCTCGTTGTGTCTCCGTCGCGGTGTGGTGACTATACACCATCCTTCATATCCCCCTACTATGAAGCGGTGGAGAAACTCACACGCTCTCTCTGCAAAGAATGATGCAAGTTCCTCCGACTGTTTAATTTCTGAAAAGCTGGTACCAGTCTTGGAACGGGTGAACTGGGAGATGTAATAGATATCACCCTTTTTATGAAGTGATACCTTTTCTTTCAGATCACATAACCGTTCCTGATGAGACCAGCTCTTATATTTCACCGCTTCCGGCTTATCCCAGTCATCAATACGACATATCTTTCCCTTTCCTTTCATCAAAGATCTTCTTTACTCCGTCCTCGACAGATGTGTAAGACAAAGGTACTAAATAGATATCCCGGTTCACCGACTGCTCTAAATTGTCAAAATCCCGTTTTTCATTAATTAGCTCAATTTCAAGCGGTTTGTAGTATTTTACTAAAGAAGCAAAATACATAGTAGTCACAGGTTGGACGTTACAAATATTGATAAGTTGCCGGTTACAACCCACCGAATAGATAAGCCCCTCAATGACATCATCTATGTAAGTGAAGCACCGGATATTCTGACCACAGTTGTATAATGACACGTTTTCCTTTTCCATCAGGAACCAGAGAAGAGTTCTTTTTCGCGGATTAGGTCCATATACATTATGCAGCCGGCACCCGGTCGCAGCCTTACAATAGATAGATGCATACTGTTCATCGAAATACTTGCTTATTCCATACATAGAAGTGGTATTCTCCGGATTAGCCGTTGACGAACTGGCATATATTAACTTCACATGATTTTGATTGCAAGCATCAGCTACTCGCATGAAAGTATCAATGTTATCCTTCCTGATCTGTTCCAGGTTTCCATTAAACACACTAGTTTGCGCCGCCAAATGGAACACACAATCAATACCCCCATTTTTCAGGAGCTCACATACTTTTGTGGCTTCAGTACCAGACTTTCGATCAAGTCCTATGACTTCAACACCTCTTTTTGTCAATTCGCGGCAAAGGGCTTTTCCTATAAACCCCTCACTGCCGGTTACAATCATTCTTCTCATCATCACAAAAAAATAAAGGATATATCAAACTCTCGTATATCCAAATTCAACATATTGTTAGTAAAAAACTCAAAAAAACATTAACTTCAAAATAGAATACACTACATTTGTAGCTGTATAAAATATAAAATCAAATAAAATGAAAAGACCGCAAATAGATATAATCAAATACGCATTAATTGCAACAGCCATATTTACTCTAATATTAATATTAGTATATGTATATAGATTTCATCACGGACTGTCCTATAATCATAATGATTTTGCTGATTTCGGCAGTTATTTAGGTTCAATTACAGGATTACTTGCTTTCATTGGAGTACTTTATACAATAAAAGACTCACAAATAAATAGACAAATTGATAATGAAAGGTCAACATTTTATAATTTGTTGGGATTATATCAGCATCAAGTCGACACCAACAAATATACTGAACACCAAATTGAGAAAACAGGAATTGAAGCATTCAAAGCATACGCACATGAAGCGCGTTCATTATTCTATGCTTATGTAATATATCATTTTATAAAAGATGGAGAAAAATTTCCATCAGAATTAACACAAGTCAGTAAGTTAGACGAGCAAGCATTTCTGGAGATTTATACTAAGTTTGGAGTTCATTCAACTACAGAATTAAATGTATTATTAAAAAGTAGGGATCCCAAATATTATTACGATACTATATACGAAATAAAAGGCATAATAATGTCAAGCAAAATTCATGAAATGTATCGTATAATTGTTGCATCAATCTGTAATAGGATTTGTATAGAAAAAAGATACCAACAGCTCTATAAGTTCATAAGAAATGTCGGAGATTATTTATATGGGCAATATGGACAATATTTAGGGCAATACCATAGAAACATATATTATCTGTTGGATTCAATCCAAAATTTTAAATACCCCAATGACTATTCTAAAATATTTAGAGCACAATTATCCTCAGATGAGTTAACAGTCATACTATTCAATTCAATGAGCTCGCAATCAACTCTCAAAACAATTTCTTTATTAAAGAAATTTGATATATTCAATAACATTATTGCCCTCGAACTTCCTATATCTGGATATGATACAGAAAAAGAAATCGTAATTCAGACTATTAACTCTCTTTTTCATGAATTTATAGCTGATTCTACAAACAAATGATTATATACCCAATTATTATATTTATTGTAACTGTACAAGAATATAGGGAAAAGAGTGGTTGTATTATTCAACAGTTTTCTCTATACTTCCGCATTCAGAACGTTCAATTTCTACTTATTTGATACCAAGATAATCCCAAAAAGAAAGTCTACCTTTTACATTCTCAATAGGACTTTCAAAAAGTATTGGATTAGCTAATACCCAGTTATAAACTTCTTTTTCAGCCCAGATGGAAGAATGATTCTGTACACAATCCACTATCTCAATGCTACCGATAATGGAGCCTGTACAAAAACTAAAATCTTTCCACTCTTTGTTTTCCGGTAATGCCAATAACTGCTCATTGGTAAGTATTGAATCATAGAAATTATCGTAATTCAAAGGTTTACCGCTTGCATGAATCAGTACCCTCTGCCCTAAATATTTCTTAGGACACGGCCAAGTACGGTTCTCAATGTCTTTAATACCGTGGACTATCAAAGAGGCCCACGGTTGTTTTATTGTTATTGCTTTCATTTTTATTAGTTTTACGCAAATTGCTTTAAATAATAATCGCATCTAAATCCCTTACGAGGCGAAAAGTCTACAAAGTCAAATGACTTAAACAGCCACATTTTATTTGCCCACCTTGCAAGGTCTAACTCATATTGTTTAGGCTTTCTTTTATTCGTGAAATCCCGGTAGGGTTGAACAAACGGAGTAATACCTAAACTCCTCAATGTGTTAAGCCGAAACAAATCCTGCTCAATGGTAGAATTGAAGCCGACCAAGACATAGCAAGTAATCTTATAAGGCTTCACATACTTGATCATTTCTTTCAGCCGATCAGTCAAATCTATTTGAGGTAAATCCCAAGCAATGTGAATATTCTGTTTCATCTTTAGTTTATTCAACCAATACGCCTGTTCTTCGTCCATTATGCGAACATCTACGCCATGTAACTTTATAGGTTGTCTAGTTTTCAAAAGATAGCTTACGGCATTTTTCCATTCCGGGTTCGCAAAAAAGTTGTTGTCTAACACTTCAATCCACTTTCCTTTCGGGTTCAACTCCACCGGCTCAACGGTCTGAATGTATCCCTCTTTCTCACGAACGAGGCAGAACGGGCATTTCCGAATACATCCCCTGCTAAAAAACTGTATGGAAAAAGGATATTGGGGATAAATGGAGTAGTCCATCAACAAACTGTTTTCTACATCATCAGAAAGCCTGCTTGCAATATTATACCCGGTACCACCTTTTTCGATTACATCAGCCTGCAATATCAGATAGTTGAAATCCGGAGTGAAAGTAAACACCTTACTTGCCATCACCTTGTCGTATCTGCTGAAAGGTGTAGCCCATTCTACTTGATCGCCTTTTGCCTTATGATATGCAGAGGCACGCATAAGAGCGAAATTTGGAAAGTAATGACCGTCAACGTCAATTAATCCGATGTTCATTACTTCATTGTTATACGTTAAACCTCTATCTCAAACTGCTCACTTTTTGCCGATGGCATACATTCAAGAATGGAAGAACCTACTGAAACGTAATAAACACCATCTTTTTCAAGTGGAAGCCAATGGAAGTAGCGTCCTGTTTCTTCGTGCATCACTGGAATCCCAAACCTATTAAGAGGCTTACCATCTATACCTCGGAATTTTTTACACCATTTGTCTATAAATTCTCGACCCTCCTTCTTTCGTTTATTGATTTTCCAACACGGATGCTTCTTATCTTCATTATTCAGAACCAATTTTTCAGGAACAAACTCCTTGTTTTCAAAACCTATAAGTGTATAAAACCACTCGGCAGTGAAGCCAAACGCCCAAACATAACCGATGCTATCTGGTCTTGAACCGCAATATTCCTGAATCATATCTTTAGCTTCGTCTTGTTCACGCAAAAGCCGTTCATTCATTTGTTTCAGTAGCTTCTCAAGCGCTGAACCTTGTTTTGCTATTATCTTCATATCTATTTTGTTATTAGTTAAACACTATCTTCTGCTGCAGCACTTCGTCTGCATAATATTGATTGAAACTTTTATCACTTATCCACCAATTAAACCCAAATTCGGCATCGGTGAAGTTACGATTGAGATATCCCGCATCAATCAGTTTTTGAATTGTTTGTATCCACTTTCGCTTCACATGAGGAAAACGCTGGCAGTCTTTTAGCTTCTGTTTGTAGTTAGACATCGGGCAAAGAATACATCCAATACGCTTATAGCCTTCATCGTATAATTTGCAGTGCGGTATATTATTTGAGTTAAGATACTGCCAAACTTCACGTTCAGTCCAGTAAAGAATAGGCGAGACAAGAATCTTATCTTTTCCATTGACGCATGTAACCATATTTTCTTTATGCTCGGAAAATTGGTCGAAATTCCCGCTGAATTTATGGCTGCTAATCTCAATTTCTTCACGTTTAGAGCGCCGCACACTTTCAGCTTTACGAATGCCGATCAAGGTGACTTTACCTGCACCGGACATTTCTTTAAATTCAGCACAGCACCAGCGCATCGTTCGTGTAGGAATTATATGCTTTTTTAGAGCCATGTCATAAATAGACATTTTAGGCTTTATCAGTTCCACGTCTGGGTAATTCCTCTTCACAAATCGAATAACGTCCGGAGGGTCAATGCTCGTAAGGTTCATGTGAGCCTTGAATTTTACTCCTGCCATTACCGCAAGATGGTAGAGGACTTGACTATCCTTGCCGCCGGAGAAAGCTAAATAAAAGCCATTATCCGGGTCGTAGTCAAGTGCCATCTGTTCACATTTGCGAAGTAAAGCGATAGAGTAATCTATTTTAGATTGCAGATTCATTTGATTCCTTTCTATATTTATTTTAATTATTTTTTTGCAATATCATTCCAAAAAGCAACGCCTTCAGGAGTATTATTAAAAGGGAATGAAATAGTTAGAAACCAATGAAAACAGCAATCAACATCTAACAAATTGTTCATCCGCTCTTCATTTGTCATTGAGAAGTCAGGACACTCAATATTAAATGTCTCATTTGCTCTTTCTGTATTATATTTCCATTGATTGAAAATACCTAGTCTTTCTAATTTTGCTATTTTTTCATTCCTCTTCATATTGATTGACTTTTAGTTCTTTACATCTATAAAGGTAATCATTATTGACAAGTTTTACAAACAGAACATTCGCCAATTTAACGCCATTTTATGCTGCAACTGACCCTAGTTCACGTAACTTTTTACTAATACATTCACAGAGAACACGTGCCATGTTAACTTCGACTGCATTCCCTATGAATTTCTTTTGGTCAGCCTGTGTACCAATTAACACATAGTTTTCTGGAAATCCCATGATACGCTTTAGTTCAGGTATGCGTAGCATTCGCATTTTAATATCAATTATCCCGTATAAGCCCATGAACTCTTTTATTTTTTTTGTCATAGGGCTGTCGGTATCATAAATCTCGATTACTACATGTCCAGTTTCAGTTGCGATCAAATAAGGCGGCATTTTATCCATACGTGCTATGAGAGTGAAGCATGGATTATCAACGGAACCACCTGCACTATTAAATTGAGGGTTCATTAGGTAGTGCCACTTTCTATTTGCAGTGACTGTTTGTGCGGGCTCTTCTATGCTACTACCAACGTTGGAGAAGTTTGTATTCATAATCCACGGCTTGCAGCTAACAAGATTGTACTTAGGATTGGCGGTAATACATCCAAGCGGCTTTTCTGTAGATGAAGGTTTGCTGTTTCCATATTGCTGGTCTATGAAATATGGAGAAACGAGAGAGAACCGATCCTTTGTTGTTACGGTTGCAGACGGTTCGTTTATTGAGCGGTTAAATCCGTTACCGTAATGAGCTGATACAAACGCATGATGATCTTTGCATGTAATTGTTCCGGCTGGTTCATTAATAGAAACATTCTTGCTTTCGGGGTGTCCACTGAACTGTTTTGAAAGAAAGCATACCTGTGCAACTCCCAGTCTGTTTTGCGTAGCTACTACCGGGCATGGTTCATCAATCCCAGGAGCATTGTATTTTCCAGTCCGACTCATGGAATTATATTTGATAAGAAAAGCATCTTTGCCTCCGGCTACAAATTTTATCAGGCCGGCATAGATACGTTCCATTGTCTTTTCAGCAAGTGGCTTCTCACGAAAAATACTTGTTCCTTCATCGGAAAAATCCAGTATCTCTTTAACCGGGCGCCACTTTTCCAAACAACCAAACATATCTTGTTTACCGTTTTTACAGTGAGTGGGTTGTGGAAATACTATCGGTAATCCATTTTTGGCAAATATACCAAAGAAGCGTTTTCGAGTAGTATATGCACCATAGTCGGCAGCATTGAGAATACGGAAATCAAAGTTGTAGCCATACTTTCTTACGTTGCGTACCCATCTTTGATATAGTCTACCTTTATCCATGCTGATAGGCTTTCCGTTTTCGTCCATATCACCCCAACTCATAAATTCTTCAACGTTTTCAATCTGAATGTAATCCGGGCAAATAGCTTCAATGTACCGGAAAAGATGTTCAGCAAGTGTGCGACTATCAGCGTCCCGAGGTTGCCCACCTTTTGCTTTGGAGAAGTTCGTACATTCCAGGCTCGCCCAAAGAACGACCGCTGCACCCGGATATTGAGCCTTACATTTGGCAAGATGTTCAATTAGCGGGGAAAGTTCCAGCGTGCGAATATCTTCCGTAAAATGCAATGCATCCGGATGATTGGCCGCATGGCTTGCAATGGCGTTGGCATCGTGATTGACGCAGGCTATTACTTTAGCACACTGTTTACCATCAATTCTTGCAGATTCCACTCCTGTCGAGGTTCCACCTGCTCCACAAAACAGGTCAATATATAATAAATTTATACTACTCATTTCTTTTCTTCAAATTTCTTTGATTATTGATTTCAGACATACACATGCGGCACCAAGAAGTCAATAAATGATATTCCTTACCTTTTCTCACTACTATACGATTGTAGAACCGGTTCAAGTAGAAGTAATTTCCGCAGTGTGTACATTTTTTCATCTCACGTCCTGAAGCATCTATAATACGATTGCGAGGTTTGCGATGAATAAGAGTACAGTTTTTACACTCACCATCAGTTCCACGATGCCGCCGGCAATGTGATAAGGATTTTGCCCCACATTTAGCAAACACCCTACAATCTCTACGAGGTATTGATTGATACACATTCATGGCTTCCTCGCATTCAAGAATTTATTTACTACACGAGAAAGTACA